TTAGAAATGAAAAAAATAATAAATAATTATAGCACAAAGAACGCATTGGAAATCAAGGACTTAGATGAAACCAATAGAAGCGTTGCAATATATTTGGCTGCCTTCAATAACGTTGACTCAGATAATGACGTCATTAAAAAGGGAGCGTTTACTAAGTCAATCAAAGAAAGAGGAATAGAAACTGAAACCAATAGAAAGATAGCGTTCCTCAGGTATCACGATTGGGAACACCCTATAGGTAAATTTACGCAACTTTACGAAGATGAAAAAGGTTTGTTTGCAGTTGCTAAATTAGGCAATAGTACAAAAGGTCAGGACGCATGGAATGACTACAATGACGGCATAATCAGGGAACATTCAATCGGCTTTCAATACGTAGAAGACAAAGTAAATTGGATAGAAGACAAAAGCATGGAAAAAGAAGGGTTTTTTGAAGTCAAAGAAGTCAAACTTTACGAAGGTTCTGCAGTTACATTTGGTTCTAACTCAATGACGCCAACATTAGCAGTAATTAAACAAGAAGAAAAAGTAGATAGGTCTGTAAAAATTATGAAGCAGATAGACACGATTACCAAAGCAATTTGTAATGGGCAAGGAACAGATGAACGCCTGTACGAATTAGAAATGAAACTAAAGTACCTACATAACGAGTTATTAATACTTATTCAACATGAGCCGTTTGATGTCAAACATTCAGTTAAAAGTGAGCCATTAGTCGTTAACAAGTACGATTGGAATACAGTAATTAACAATTTAAAATTTAACTAATTAAAAAGAAAATGGAAGAAAATTTAACCCCTGAACAAGTTGTAGAAAAAATTTCCAACTCGTTCAACGAAAAAATGTTAACGCTACCTACAAAGGAAGACGTTGACGCATTAAAATCTGATGTAGACTCTCTGAAAGGATTGAGCGAAAAAACAGCAGATATCAACATGTCTATTGCTAAGTTTGAAGGCAAGTTAGAAGCAATGGTAGAAAAAGGTTTTGCACCTCAAATTACTAAGAATGTTGGAGAGCAAATTACAGACGCTTATATGCCGAACTTAAACACGCTTAAAAAAGGCGAGTCATTAGAGTTAGAAGTAAAAGACGTTACAATCAATACAGACTACCAACAGAACGGAACAGGTGGTACACCTATCTTAGGTTTTGGATATGCTTTGCAGACATTAGAAGCAGGCGTATCACGTATGGCTCGTCCTCGTATACGTTTAAGAGACGTTATGAACGTTGGTGCAACCTCGTCTAAATTTGTAACTTATATTAGCCAAACTGTAAAGACTTCAGCAGCAGCAGTTGCAGAAGCAGGATTGAAACTTGAAGGAGACATATCGTTTGCTGAAATCTCAGTACAAGTTAAGAAAATTGCAGGTTACATTAAAGTATCAAAAGAAATGCTTGAAGACTTGTTATTTGTACGTAATGAAATCAATGTTGACTTAATGGCTTCAGTAGATGACCAATTAGAAGCAGCATTGTTGACAGGTTCAGGAACAGGTAATAACTTGTCAGGTGTTTACACAACTGCAACAGCATGGTCAGCAGGTTCATTTGCATTGACTGTACCTGTACCAAATATTGCTGACGTTGTATTGACTGCAGTAGCACAAATTGAAAGTAATTACTTTAGTGCTAATTGCGTTGTTTTACACCCTCGTGATGTTGCAAGATTAAGTTTAACTAAGACTAATATTGGAGAGTACACTTATGGTTCTTTTGTTCAAAATGTTGTAAGTGGAACTCAGTTAATTGGAGGATTGCCAATTGTTGCTTCAGTATACATGACTGAAGGAACATTTTTAGTTGGTGACTTTACAAAAGCACACGTAAGAATGCGTAACAACATGAATGTTCAAGTTGGGTTTGTAAATGATGACTTCCAAAAAAACATGGTAAGTATCATTGCTGAATTAAGAGCAGTATCTTTTGTTAAAACTAACGACTTAAATGCGTTTGTAAAAGGTACTATTTCAACAGCAATTACAGCATTAACAAAACCTTAATAGTAACTAATTAATCTAATCTAAGATGGCTAAAAAGAAGAAATTGAACGTAAATATAGACACTCCTATTGTTGATGTTAATTACGACAGAACCGATTTAGGCGAAGTTGATGTAAAGATTGACACTAAGTTAGTAGACGCTCATTACACTAAGAATGTTTTAGGAGAAAAAAAACTTGAAATACTTGACGGAGATACTTACGACTTTGAAAGTAACGGCACAGACTCAAATCTGCCTAAAGGTAGTGTTTGGACAGTTACAGGAGAGTTGTTAAAAATCTTCCTCAAAAGAAAACTTGGTATAATTAAAAAGAAAAAATAAGATGCCTTTATTAGTATATTCAGATTTTGTCGGAAAGTTTGCATTGCATACCGGAATGTATGACCAAAGTAAATTGACCGATTATATTGTTAGGTACGAACAGAAGTATTTAACGATGTTATTTGGTCACACCTTATACTTGGAATTTATTTCAGATATTAGTAGTGTTACAAATGCTCCACAAAGTCCTAATTTTCAGTATGTGTTCAACCCCTTTCAGTTTCAAACAGGGTATAACGTAACATTGATTTCTGAAGGGATATTGGATATGCTAAAAGGTTTTATTTATTTTGAGTATGCTAAGGACTTAGTTAATCAAATGACACCGTTTGGTAATGTACTCCAAA